GGCAAGACCAGCAATGTCCGGAGGAACCCGGAGGCCCAGTCGCTTTTTACGGCTTGCCGGGCCTCCTGCTGATAGGGTCGAAGCTCCATAACCGGTTAGAACTTTCCGGGCGTGTAAGTGCCCGTTGCAGGGGGAGTATCCGGGGTGTTCTGCGGCTGCACAGAATCCGGATCCGGCTCATAGAACATGGTGACTTCGTTGTTTTTTCGTTCTTTGCCGTCCGTGCCTGTCCAAGTGTGAATTGCTATGTGACAGAGGCCCGTCGAGAGCGGCACAGCGTTCCAATTCATACGAAAGGCTTCCCCGCGTTTCCGCTGTCCGATAGCGGTAAAAAACTGGCATAATTTCCACTCAAATTTGCTATGTAGGAAAAGAGTTGTTTGGATATCGGCCAATACTCCTTCATCATTATTGACACAGAGTGTTAGAATTGCTTTGTTGCAAGGCGGGATTTTTTCGCTCCCGTTATGTCTGGCGCGTTCCAATTTTTTTACAGCGAACCAGTAATCTCCTTCGGGGACAATTTGGAATGGACTTCCTTCACGAACAATTTCGTCATCCCAACCGAGTTCATGCTCTACAAAATTCAAATCGCTCATATTCACTACTCCTCAATATGATATTGAATGTTTTTTGATGGCTCAAAATGGAAGATCATCGTGTTCCTGAATCCATTGGTAAAGTTGAGGCCATGCGCCGATCAAGACGCCTTCAATGAAGTCAGTGGGCAAGTTCTCCAATGGGGTCTGAATCGGGAAGTATCCGCGATCTGCGATTGCCTCTTGAATCTGACAATCCGAGATGAGATTTTCGTCCATCAGGTCACGCAGAGCCTTTAGAGCGTCGTCTTTTTTTGACAAAAGAGGTTGCTTTTCCTCTTTGGGAGGCGCGGGATCTGGTGCCATTTCAGACGGTTTTGGGACACTTGAAATGTTGGATTGTTCTCCAGGAAAACGGATATAGGGTTCCAAAGCGGAGAAATCCATCGGCATTTCCTCCGGGAGTCCCAAGCGGTTTTTTGCGTCCCAGCATGGATGATGAGAGGTATACAAAGTTCTGCGGCCACCCTGCGCCTTGTATTTTTTGCCGGAGTTATCGGCGGCGACGACGTTGGTCTTGTAGTTGGCAAAAAGCAAAACATCACTCCATTCTTTGACCATGTTGGCGATACTGCATTTGGGCGTGTCAATCAATTTCAGACCCCAGCAATCGTAAGTGCCGAATTCGTCCGGCTGTTCGCGGCGTTTGGTAGCAGCGTGGGCGGTAAGTACAACAAAAATGCCTTTATCGATCACTGTTGACAAGAGGTTTAGCAATCCCCCAAATGTTTCATAGGCAAAGCTATAGCCGCGTCCGTACTCAAATGACTCGATTCCGCTCTTGTTGAATTTGGCGCAGACGGCTTTCACACACAATTTTTCCGCCCAATCCGCCGTGTCAATGACCAGAGTTTTGCAGGTCGTTTTTTGGTCAATAACATATTGAACTTCCTGCAAAAGCATCTCCCAGGAGGAAGGTTTCTCAAATCGGGCAACGTCCAATTCTTTCGTGCTGTCCTCAGTGTCAATAAAGAGCGCTTCCGGGAATTTGGAAGCGAAAGTGCTTTTCCCGATTCCCTCCGGGCCGTAAATGACGACTTTTTTGGCCCCGGACAACTTTCCTCGAAGAATATTCATACTCAAAATTCCCCCGCTTTCCATTTAGGAACTCCTGGTAAACTACTTGCTGGATCGGCCTCTTGGATGCAGCCATCTTCAATGATAATAGAACATTCCCCACCCGTCGAAACGCGGGTAGCGATTCCCTGTAATCCCTCCTGTTCCATCCAGTTTGAAAACTCCTGTAAAGTTTCCAAGTCCATCTGTTCCAGACGATCCAGGAGAACGAAGCCACATTCTGGTTTCAGGGATCGAACGATGGCTGTCGAAACCTTTAATTGATCGCTTCCACTCATACAGTCCCAGGGCTTTCCCTGATAAACAAGTTCGCCGTTTTCGACAGAAAGGCCGGGAAGCGGGAGTTTTGCCCCGTGCAAGAGATTTGTTTTTTTCTGTCGCACCTCATCCAATCTTGACGTCAAGCTGTTATATTGTTCACGATAACTTTCGGCCTCTCGTTCGGCTTTGGCCTTGTCCTGATTGGTTCGTATTTTTTGGTTTGTTTCCTCGATCCGGTATATGCTGGATTCCAGTTCATCCGTTGATTCATCCAATAGATCCAGGGCTGATTTTTGAGCAATTTCGCAATCCCGACAGACGGCGCGATATCTCTCTTGCAGATCATTCAGTTGGCGTTTCAAATCCTGTTTTTGCTGTGTCAAACGTTGAGCAAGTTCCCGCTTTCGCTGGTTTTCCCCGTTTTTGGCAAGGATCTGCTGTTGCTGTTGGATCAGGTCAAAGGCGGAAATCAGTTCAGAAGGCACATCAGGGTAAAAGGGCAGTTCTTTTGCAAATTTGGTTTTCTGGTCTGCGATCTGGCCGACGGCATGACGCTGATTGTACAGCGTGCTTTCCTGCTGTTCGAGAGCCTTCACTTCCTTTTCCAGGCCGATTATACGCAAAAGAATATCGGCTTTTTCGCGGTTGGACGCCTGCATGAAGCGCGGCATATCCAGTGCAAGCTGTTCCACAAAAGAGTTAAGCAACTGTTGTCCGGCCTTGCGTCCGGAGGCATCTGTTACCTTCAAGTCGCCGTTCTTTCCAGAGCGTTCCGCAACGATTCCATTGGACAGCTCCACTTTGGATCTAGGAGGCAGAACAGAGCCTTCCCGCTGGGCCATAGAGGGCCGATACCGTTCACCGCCCAATGCCCACATGATGGCATCTAATCCGGAGGTTTTCCCCTGATTGTTGCGGCCTCCGATCACCGTCAGGCCGGTCGGGGAAGGGGTAAGCTGTATCGCGCGGATCCGCTTGACGTTTTCCGCCTCGAACTGTGTAATTTTAACGGACATGTTGTTTCTCCTTTCCTGACTTCACGGTTTTTTGTGTGCGTTTGATGACGTATTGGCGGATGATGCTTTGCCGATTGCGGGCCGTTGTTCGGCTCACCAACTGGCCATACGTCATGTGCCGCCGTCTCGCTTCCAGGGACAAGGCCGTTAATGCGTCACACGAGTCAGAAATTTCCATTTGACAACTCTCCTTTTCTGCTTTACAATAAGGCAAATGGTTTATGGTTTGCCGCCCACGATTTTTGTGTCGTGAGCGGCGTTTTCTTCAAGCCAACGTGACATGAAAGTAAGTACCAGACTTTTCGATCTGGTCAACATACTGGTTCTTGAGAGCGAACAGACAGATGTAGATCGTGACGACAGGGACTTTTGGCTTCATGGAAATGCCTCCTTTTTGTCATTCTCCTTTCCAGGGAAATTCCCGGCGCATGTTTTCCTCCCCGACGACAGGAATCAGGCTGTCTTTCATAAAGACGGGAATTTGGTGTTCATCAGCGATCTCTGTAATGGAGTGAACCCACTCCGGTTTCGGCTGACGTTCTTTGCTGCCGGGGCCAGTCATTGCGCCGACGATGATCCAGTCCATCCGTTTCAATCTGAAATCTCCCTGAAAATCCTGAAGCAGAGGTTCCAGCGATACGAATGTGTGGTAGTTTTCGTTGAGAAAAAACAGCATAGCCGGGGCAGTTGCCGTGCTTCCATACCAAAAAGTATCATCAACAGGCAACCGCCCGCAATCTGCTAAGTCAACATATCGCTCCGGATTTTTGGTCAGGAAAAAATAGCGATGCTGCGGTGCTTTTTGGCAAGCGTTAAAAACGGTTTCGATCCAATCGTCCGGCACCCACTTTCCAAACAGATCGGCCATGCTGCACACGAAAATATTCTGCGGTTTTATCTGCTTTTGGGGTTGCTCCAGGCGGTAGCGGTGGAAGGTTGGAGCAAAGCCAAAGGGATAAGGAGCCTGGAGGGATTTTCCGCTTTTGGTGATAAAGGACAGCGGTTTTTCCAAAATAGCAGTAGGGGCGTAACCAGGGCCAAGGTTCACCCCTGCGTCATTCCCGGCGAAGCGGTTTGCAATTCTTTGTGCGTAGCAATATGGGCAATCCTGGAAGCATCCGGTAACAGGATTCCAGGTCATATCGGCCCATTCAATTTTGGTTTTCTGCATGTTGTACCTCCCATTCCATTAACCGTGTAGCTTGTCCTGCGCACGGTCTTCCAGGAAACGCCCTGCCGCCGTCAGGACGGCATTTGCGTAGACACGTCTTCCGGTATCATGGCCATCGTGATAGGCCGTCAGCGCGGCGTCCAGGCAGTCATAGTACTGTAATAAGCTGCCGAGGTAATGGACGCCGGCCGAGATATTTTCCTCCGGAAAAAGCCCGGCCGGAAAATAGCGCGGGTTGAGTTGACAATAGCCGTAGCAACCAGCGGGTGAGACGGCGTTTGCGGTAAAGCGGCTCTCAACGTAAATGAGTCCGAGCGCAAGAGAAGGATCGATATTCTCCGAGGCACAGGCATCCAGCAGAGCGGCCTTTTCGCTCATGGAGAGCGGGATATCTGCGGCTTCCGGCAGGGAAAACAGGGCTGCGGTGATAGACGGCTCCAAGGTGTTGATGCACTCGGTGAGCGTTGTTTGCGGCTTCAGGCGAGGCAGTTCCGCGGCGGACTTCACCGAGTCGACGGGCAGGGCGAGCGTCAAGGCGGAGACGCTGACGGCGGGGATCAGGCGAAGAAAAAAGTGTTTAACATCCATACATAACAGCCTCCTGACGGGTCAAAAAATGGTGGATCCCGGTGGAACATTCGTTCCAGCGATCGGTGTCGAAGTCCTTGACTTCCACGGTTCCCCCGACTATGTAAAGGAAGTTTGGATCACAGCCGCTTGCTACCTGATTTCCGGCTGGGCTTCCATCCGGATGAGTAATACTTAAGACTTTGGCTTTGCTGGCACGGCACTTTCGAGTGGTAGCAGAGGAACGGAGTGCGTCAGCCGGGATTTCCAATTCCACAATAAGGCTACGTGCTTTTTTGTAGGCGATATAGGAACCTTTTTCGGGGCATTGGAGTGCGAAGAAAGAGGTTTTTTCATTAAAAATAACGGTATCCAAGTTTTTTGCCCCGCGCAAATTCGCGTTGTACAAGTGCGCCCCGCGCAAGTCCGCGCCGTACAAGTCCG